GAAATATCACACGATATTGATAATGGATATGAAATGGGTGTATATATTTGTTTAAATGAATCGATTCATAATATAAATATTGAAGATGCTGAACCTTTTTCAAATTATGGTTCATTTAATAACATAACCCAAGTAAATGATGATAAACCTATATTTGTATTTCTAGGTAGTGCAAAACATAAAATAAAAAAGAAAGCAGAACAGTTAGCTTGTGAAAAAGCACTTAATATTATAGAGAATACATAAAACTTTTTTGTGTTGTAATTTCATAGATGCAAAATGATATTTTAGAAAAATTAAAAATTAAGAATCAACCAAAAGTAGAAAAAGTAATGGAATATAATATACCTAGAAGCGAGGAAGATGTTAAAATTAATACAACAATTATAGACAAAACAAAAGAGCAGGATATAGATCTTATGAGATTTGCTGATATTCTTAATAAAAAAAAACGTGTTAAAAAAAGACAAATAAAATTTTCTGATGTGAATATTGATGAACCTCGAGGTGTTGAAGAGACAAAGGGGGATAATGAAAATCAAGACGAAAGTGAAGATGTTACACAGGATGACGAAGTTGGTCAAAGAACTGTTGTAATTAAACCTACAAAAATTAAAAAACTATCTAGAAAAATTATTTTAAATACTAAACCGAGAGATAAAAAAGACGCTGATACAGATGATAAAGATAAAGATATTAAATCGGTCGTTAAAATAAATATACCAAGTCCCATAGGCGTTATACAAACTGGACCATTGTCGTCAATACAAATAAAAGATGAAAAAATAGAAAATCGTATACCAAAGAAAGAAAAACCAATACAAATCAAAGCATCTTCTTACTATTTAAACAACAGACAGATTTTTATTAATTATATTACGGGTATATTTAACAAATATAAACAAGAAATTAATCAAACAAAGACGACTGCTAGTTGCGATCGTGATGAAAACGCCGATTTTAAATTGATGTCTCATCAAAAAATAGTAAGAGATTATATTTCTACTTTTACACCATATCGAGGTTTATTATTATATCATGGTTTAGGTTCAGGAAAAACTTGTTCGTCTATTGCTATTGCTGAAGGTATGAAAACAAGTAGACGAGTAGTAGTAATGACACCTGCATCTTTACGGATGAATTACATCGAAGAATTAAAAAAATGCGGCGATGATTTATATAAGAAAAATCAATTTTGGGAATTTGTTGCTAGTGATGAAATAACTAATGAAGAGATTAACGCTTTATCAAATGTTCTATCTATAAGTGTTGAATTTATTAAAAAACAAAAAGGAATATGGTTAGTTAACATTAAAAAGCCTCCTAACTTTGATTCTCTTAATTCATACGAAAAACGAACTCTTGATGACCAATTAAATGAAATGATTAGATATAAATATACATTTTATAATTATAATGGTTTGCGCAATTCTAAATTGAATGAAATGACAAAAAATAATACTATTAATCCTTTTGATAATTCGATTGTTATTATTGATGAGTCTCATAATTTTATAAGTAGAATCGTAAATAAACTAGGATATAAAAATTCACTTTCTCTTCGCTTATATGAATACTTAATGACGGCCACTAATTCAAAAGTTATTTTATTATCAGGAACACCAATTATTAATAGTCCTAATGAAATAGCAATAGCATATAATATATTAAGAGGAAAAATAAAGACATGGTCATTTAATCTTAAGATTGAGGATAAAAACAAGGTTAATAAAGAATTTTTTGAAAAAATATTTACTAGTAAAACATTAGGAGGCAATATATTAGATTACATGGAATACAAGAGTTCGGGTCCTACCTTGATAATAACACGTAATCCATTTGGATTTGTTAATAAAGTTCAAAAAAATGACTACAAAGGAGTTCATATTGGTGATAGAGGAGAGATTTCAGATGAAGATTTTATAAACCGTATTCGTGGATTGTTAATTAAAAAAAATATTAAAATTATTGATTATAAATTAGATTCATATAAGGCTCTTCCCGATAAATTATCTGATTTTAAATCTTATTTTATAGATGAGGCAAATAATGACGTAATGAATATGAATTTATTTAAAAAACGAATATTGGGACTTACTTCATACTTTCGTGATATGGAATCATTAATGCCACGATATAATAAAAGCACTGATTTACTTGTCGTAGAAGTTCCTATGAGTGATTTCCAATTTGCTATATATGAAGAGGCACGCGTGCAAGAACGAAAACGAGAATCACAAAATGCGAAACGTAATAAAAAAAAAATGGAAGGTGTTTATGAAGAAACTGTATCAACATATCGTATCTTTTCAAGGGCTTTCTGTAACTTTGTATTTCCACGACCTACTATTATGCGCCCTTTACCAGGAAACAGTGATGACTTAGAAAGTGCTATTATGAATGAGAATAATAATGAAGATGATATTGATGCCGCTAGTGTTACTGATAGACGTGATAACGTCGATGGTTCTTATGAATTAGATGACTTAGATAATGTCGATAATAAAAACTACGAAGATAGAATTCAAGATGCTTTGAGACAACTTAATGAAAATAGAGATGAGTATTTATCATACGAGGGACTTGAGAAATACAGTCCAAAGTTTTTAAATATTATTGAAAATATTAACAATGAAAAACACCGTGGATGTCATTTAATTTATAGTCATTTTAGAAAATTAGAAGGAATTGGAATATTAAAATTAGCTTTAGAAACTAATGGATATGCTCAGTTTAAAATTAAAAATGTAGATGGTACATGGAAATTAGATATGAATCCTGAAGATGAAGGAAAACCTACTTTTGCACTATATACTGGAACCGAAACACCCGAAGAAAAAGAAATAATTAGAAATGTTTTTAACGGTAATTGGACTTTTTTACCTGCACAGTTAGCAAACGAATTAAATAAGAGATCTTCTGATAATTTATATGGAAACATAATTAAATTACTTATGATTACTGCAGCCGGTGCAGAGGGTATATCATTGAAAAACGTACGTTATGTTCATATAACTGAACCCTATTGGCACCCGGTTAGAATACAACAAGTCATTGGTCGTGCCAGACGCATATGTAGTCATAATGATTTGCCTGAAGAATTACAAGATGTTAAGGTATTTGTTTATCTGATGAAGTTTACAGAGGAACAAATTAATAGTGATGAATCAATTGAGTTACGTTTAAAAGATAAAAGTAAAATTAATAGTAAAAATATATTAACTAGTGATCAAGCGTTATTTGAGATATCAAATATGAAATTAGAACTAACTAATAAACTATTGACTGCAATTAAAGAAGCTTCCATTGATTGTATTATACATTCTGATGACGTCGAAAAGCTTAATTGCTTTTCATTTGGCTCTGTAGATTCTAAACAATATTCATATTTACCTTCAATTAATAACGAAGAAAAAGATACATTAGCAGAACAAAATAAACAGAAAATAAATTGGAAGGCTATCGAAGTTACCTTAACAAATGGTGTAAAATATGCATATAATAAACAAAATGGTATGTTGTATGATTTGGATAGTTATAATGATGGAAAACCCATTCCTGTTGGGTCTCTTAAAATTACAAAAGTAGGAAATAAACAAACATATGAATTTATACCATTACAGAATGAATAAATATTATTTTAATATATATATAATAAATGAATTCTTTAATTTATGATTTATTTCAAAATTTTATATTAGGTGGTTTGATTACAGCAAGTATTAGTTATATAGGTACTTATTTAGATCCATTATTAGGTGCTATATGGTGGTCATTTCCTATTTCATTGATTCCAACCATATATTTTATGAGTGAAAGCGGAAAGAAAAACAATTTTATTTCCAAATTCATATACAGTACTACATATTCATTAATATTATTATTTATAAGTTGTTGGTTCTTAGGATATTATTTAAAGAGAGAAAAAGGAATCGTTGTCCCTATCCTTAAATCAACAGGAGTATGGTTTATTGTAAGTGTAATATTTTATTACGTAATTAAATACAATAATTTAGAAGATAAATTTATGTAATTTTTTCTTTATTTTAAAAATAATATATTTTTTATTTTAAATGAGAAGTTTTGATCATATTACCTTTTTAGAATCTGAAATAAAAGATATTATTACTAAGTTAATTCAAGAAAATCCTAATATAAATTATAAAAATAAAGATGATTTCAATAAAATGATTTTTACAAATATTTACACAGAAGGTAGTGTTGGTAATAACTTAGCTATCGATTCGTTTAATAAAAAGGGCTGTGAAGATTTCTGTAATAATATGAAAATTATATTTGATTCAATGAAAAGTTATTGGTGTGAAGAATTTGAAGAAGAATTATCTGATGATATGCTTTCACCACATGAATTATTAAAAACATATATTTTTTGTAAAGCAAAATCTTTCTATAAATCAATGTAAAAATATAAAGATTTACATTGATTACTAATCAGAGTTTTTACATTTTTGATAGGTAATAACTGATACTAATATGAATACTAATCCTGTTATAAACGTTAAAAAAATTGCGGTTGGATGATGTATGTATTGATAAAAATCTCTGTTAAGTAATGATATTAATATAAATCCTATAGACCATATAACTACAATATATAATATTAATTTACAACAGCAAATAATAAATATTTTTATTTTATTATGGCATTTTTTAATACATATTATTTGATTATTACAAATACTATTATTTGTAACCGTATCTGTGCTAGTATTCAAAACGATTACAATTGATACATTTTCTTTTGTATACCAATTAACTGAACGACATACAGGACAATTATCTTGTAAATTTGATTCTTTCATAAAATTAAAACATTTAATACATACTAATGTATCGAGACATATATTACATTTTTGTTTTTTTGTTTTCTTATTAATTGGTTCAAAACATATACAACACTTTGACATTGTGATGAATTACACTATAGAATTATATAGTTTCTTTTTAATCTGTTTTCTTATGAATTGTTTGAGACAAATCTTGAATTTGTTCAAGTATTTTATTTTGTACATTTTCTAATGTGCTTATTTTATCTAATATTATTTGTATATTATTTATTAAATTATTATTTTGACGCATGTTATTTGGATTCATATTATTCGTAATAGTATTGATGTTTTCGTTTGATAAATCTATATTTTCCCCTATAGTTATGAATTTGTTTGCATTTTCATTGTTACTAGTGGAATAATCTATTTTTAAATCATTCTCTCTATCACTTATGGCTGAAGCCAATACAGTATTTATATTTTTAATGGGGTCTTCTTTTTTATCTGCAAAATCTATTTCTTCAGGCTTTTCATACTTCATTAAAGTATCGAATTCTTGTTTTTTTGTATTTAAGTTATTATTAAATTGTTCCTGACGTTTTGTTATAATTTCTTCTGCTGTAATCGGTTCATGCATAGCTATATTACTAGAGTTATATAGTGTATTAATATTCTCATTTATTTTATATATTAATTTTTTATTTTTTTCGACTAATTGTTCTTGTTTATGGTCTTCGTTTATATTAGCAACAATAGAATCATAATTACTATAGATTTTTTGGATTTGTTCATCTGCTAATTTATTAAATGAACCATTATCCACTAACAATTTCCAAATAAACATTTTATTTTCCACAGAATTAATATCATTCATATTGAAATTAATATTATATATTTATACCATTGTTATATATTTATACCTTTGTTGTATATTTATTCCTTGCTGTATTTATTGAAAAAATGATATCTTAACTCTTCCATTTTCTTATCTGGTATACGATGAGTCAAAAAATATTCCGGTTCCTTATTGTTTTCTAATAATTCGGAAATGCAGTATAAACAATATATACCACATTCTGTATTCTCTCGTTGATGATTCTTTTCATTTTCCAAATATTTTAAATCTAAATTTATAGAATTTGCTTGTTTTTGAATACGTTCAATTAATTTTCTAATTTCTTGGGTAGGTTCATCTCCCGTGCTATTAAAAAATAAAATAAATTTTTTGTTAACATCTACAAATAATGTTAACCAGTGGGAACCATCCATATCATGTTTGTCTAAATTGAAAATAAATCCTATCTTTGTCTTATTTTTTTTTATTTGTTTTATCAAATCAAAATTACATATTTCTGGCCAAACACATACGTCATCTATTACAGTGTCAAAATCAATAGGAGATGGACCTATAAAATCAAAATTTTTATGTTTGTGTTCATATTGTTGCATCACTTTTATTATGTCGTTACTATTTAACCATTCATTTGGATTACTAACCCAAGTTTCTGGTGCTGACGGAGCAAATGTATATACACTCAAATCTGTTGTTAAATTATTATCCATAAACTGTTGTTTTAACCAACATTTTTCATTGTTACAAACGTTATGCATATTGTTTTTTAATGCCTCCCATATATCTTTTGCGTTTGTTGATAAAATTTTTCTATCAGGATGTCTCATATTCCATAATTTTTTCATCTTTAAAAGAGATTCGTTGTCATAACACGTATAATTATTTTTGGATGAAGGACTACAGCTATTTTTTTTAAAATTTTTTATTGATTTATTATGGTTTTTAAAATTATTATTTGATTTATGTTTCATTTTCAATGTTTTATTATTTGTAGTCATAATAAAATATTATAATATTTTATCTTTCTTATCTTTTTTATGTTTTTTATCTTTGATACCTTTTCTTTTTAATTTATCTTGTTTTAGATTTATATTTTTTTTTTGTGGAATAAATTTATCTTTTTGCGTGTTATTTTTAATATGTATAAAAGTATCCAATGTATTTGGATTCTCTTTTTTAGATCGGAAAACCATATGATTTGATTCAGTTAAATTAAATGAGTTGTCATTCGGAATTACAATATTATTTTCTTGCTTAGCTATAATATCATATTCTTCTTGAAGTAAATCTTTTTTATCTGTTAATTTACAGTAATTAATAGCTAAAAATACAAAATCGTTGTATGCTTTGTTTAAATTATCGTCATAATGAACTCCTGAATATATATTTTTACTCATTGATAAAATCCGTTTACGATAAAAATCTTTGTCTTCATTATTTATTGTGAGTTCTTCTATATTGTTATTATTGCTTTGATATATTGGATTTGTAAGATATTTCAATATATCATTATTCATTTTACTCATTAAATAATTATTATTATTAAAAAATAAATATTTAAACATCTTTTATTTACACATCTTTTATTTGCTGTCTTGTGAAATTAAAAAATATATTTTGTCCAATATTATGTATATTTGGATTAAAATTTCCTAAATCATTTTTAGAAAACAAATCATTGTATGGTTGCAGTTCTTTCCTACCACTTACTGATACTTCATACATATCACTTTTACTTGAAGGAACATATACAGATCTTTCGCAATTTTGAATTGAAAAATATTGGTTGCGTAATCTTGACTCGTTATTTATATTAGAAGAAAATCCATTATATGGTCCTTTTGATGATCCTGGATTAAAACTATCTTCTACTACATAAGGTTCGTATTTTTTCAACGGTGTTTTTGTTTCTTTTCGAATATCGTATATAGGCATCAGTGAATATTTGGTCGATACAGGTCGTGTATTAATATTTGCTGGTAAATTAGTTGACGGAATATTTCTCTCGTATATTCTATCGTTTAAATCTTGAACTCTATCAATTTGAGTAATGTAAGTCTGATTTCTTAACATAATATAGAGTATATTTAGAAATTTAATTATTAATATAAAAACAAAATGCGTTCATTATATAATGTGTGGTATATTTGCTATATTGAATAATAAGTCCTCATTTGATAATAGTTATATAGAAGATGCTTTTAATTTATTAAATGCGCGAGGACCAGAAAGTTCTAAATTCAACACATATAGTGATAAACTAATCTTGGGATTTAAAAGGTTAGCAATAAATGGATTAAATATAGCTTCAGACCAACCTATTACTATAAACGGAATCACATTAATCTGTAATGGCGAAATTTATAATTATAAATGTTTATATAAAGAATTATATGAATCACACAATATTATTGCTAAAACCGATTCTGACTGTGAAGTTATTATTTATTTATATAAAATATATGGTATCGAACAGACCCTAAGATTATTAGATGGAGTTTTCTCATTTATATTGTATGATAATAGCGATATTACCACAGATACAAAAATATATATAGCAAGAGATCCGTTTGGAGTAAGACCTTTATTTATTCTAAGAAAACAACAAAATGTAAACAATGATAAAAATATTTTTAATAATTCAAATGTAACAAAAGAAAATATAATTGGTTTTTCATCAGAAATGAAAGCATTATATCCTATATATTCTAAGGGTGGACAATCTTTGATGTATACAAGTAAATTAAATATATTTAATAACACTAAGTCAAAAGAGAATTCTGTTTACAAATCGTTTGAAATTATACCATTTGAACCAGGTTCTTATTCTAAATATACTTTTGCTTTTAAGGTGAATTCAGAATGGAAGAATCAAGTTCAAAATAAAAAATATATATCAACATGCTTTCCATCAACAATGTTAAATTTCAATTATGAAAATCATATGGATCATATATATGATAAAATAGTTTTTCATTTAGAAAATGCTGTTAAAAAACGAGTAGTTGGTACGAGCGATAGACCGATAGTTTGTTTATTATCTGGAGGATTGGACAGTAGCTTAATTACTGCTTTTGTTAAGAAGCATTATGATGGTGAATTACAAACATTTAGTATAGGAATGAAGGGTTCTGAAGATTTAAAGAATGCAAAAGAAGTTGCAGATTATTTACAAACAAAACACACAGAAGTTATTTTGACTGAAGATGAATTTTTTAATGCCATTCCCAATGTGATTAAAACTATTGAAAGTTATGATACTACCACTGTTCGTGCTAGTGTAGGAAATTATTTAATAGGTAAATACATTAAAGAAAACACAGATGCTAAGGTCGTATTCAATGGAGATGGAAGTGATGAATTAACTGGTGGTTATTTATATTTTTTAAAATCACCTTCTTCCATTGAATTTGATAACGAATGTCGCCGCTTACTTGAAAATATACATTATTTTGATGTATTGCGTTCAGATAGATGCATATCTAGTCACGGATTAGAGCCACGAACACCATTTTTAGATAGAACGTTTGTTAATTATTATTTATCATTACCGATAAAATTGCGGAATCCATTAACATCGAATATTACATCTTTTCCAAGTGAAAAGAATCTATTACGAAAAGCAATAGAATACAAATACCCTGATTTATTACCACAAAATATATTATGGCGAACAAAAGAAGCTTTTAGTGATGGTGTATCCGGAAATAGTGGTTCATGGTTTGAAATTATACAAAAAAAATTATCTGTTATAAATATTAAAAATACTTCAAAATTACAACACAATATACCTACAACAAATGAACAAATTTATTATAGAAATATATATGATTCACATTATTTTGGAACTGAAAAATGTATTCCTTATTTTTGGATGCCTAAATATGTAGATGCTCATGATTGTAGTGCACGAACATTGAAAATATATGATGAAATTAGCACAAAGTTGGTTAAATAATAATATATAAATAATATAATATGAAAATTAAAGATTATAAATGGCACCAACAACTATATTTATATGGAAGTATTTTATCATATTCGGTATTTATATTAACACTTACTGGTGTAGTGACATTTGCACCATCACAAGTAATGTTATTACAGAAACTATTAAAGTATTACGTGTGTTTATTCTTAATAATTCGTTTTAATCCATTAATTAAAACAAAAAATAATTCTCAAAAAGATATTGAATTTGATAGAAAAATAGCATTTTCTGCTGGTATATTTTTACTATTAACAACTACTATTACAGATATTATATATAATACCATAGTAGACATCGTTTGATTGTGTATAAATTATAATCATGTATAAATTATAATCATGTATAAATTATAATCATGTATAAATTATAATCATGTATAAATTATAATTTATACTCTTCGTGTTTTATTATTAGATTTAAGTTTGTGTTTCTTTGTTTTATTAGATTTTTTAGTATCTTTGAAAAAATCTTTCAGATGTGATAATGTTTTTTTACTAATTATGTTATCAATATTTTGTTCTTCAATGCTTTTATCTACTAGGTTATAATTGCTATTATTCATATGTTTTACTATAAAATCTATAAATTCATCTTTGTTAACATTATTATTTATATTATTATAATATCTCAATGCCATTACTTCAAATGGAAGTGAATGTTCATAAGCTTTCATATTAATATAATATACATTATCATGTTCCATCAATGAATGATATTGATCATCTAAAAAGCAAATCCGCGTATTTTCTGGTATATTTGTACATTTTATCAAATCACTTATACTTTTTTCGTGACTAGTTCGACATAATTCTATCTTTTTACCATTTACTTTAAAAGCTGATATAATTTGGTCGAATATTTTAGTTTTTAATTTACTATCAAAATATTTACAAATAAGTTGGGTCCATTTTTTTGAACCTTGATTGTTAGTATATATCATTATTTTACTACATTTTTTATTTTTCTTATTTTTTAAAACATATTTTAAAATACTTATAATTTTAGGTCTCAAAAACTCAGGATATATTTCTAATACATTTATAAAATGTTGATCTGATAAATATGAATTAAAATATTTATTTATAGCATTCCAAAAAATACTTAGTTCAAAAAAGTATCCCAATGTTTCATCTAAATCAAAAACTACAATATTATTGGGATTATTTATAGACATATAAAATATATATATTATTTATTAAAAAACTAACGATATATATATATATATTATTATGGATCTTACTCACAAAGATTATTTAGATATATTACGATTTTATAAAATTGATGTATCAAATATGAATAAAAAAAACATAAAATTAAAAGCTGAAAACTTATTGGCAACCAAGTTATGTAAATGTATAAAAAAAATAGATCCATTGCTTAAAAACGAAAATAATTCCATAGCAGTTTGTAGAAAAAGTGTTTTATTTAATAAAAAAATTACAAACTATGGATTTCGTTGTAAAGGAAAAGCTAAATTTATACCTAAAAAAGGAACTAGTAAAAATTTAGCAAAATATAAAAAAAATAAAACACGTAAAAAAAATGTTAAAAATAAAAATATTAAAAAATAAAATCATCCGTTTAAATAATCTAATGCTGAAAGTAATACTTTTTCTTGATCCGTAATTTTTTGAAATACTAAACATTCGTTTAATTTTAATTGAAAGAAACGATTAAAGCTATTCTTACATACTATTATAACATCGTCATTACTGATTTTTATATCACAAACCAAACCACCATTAGTTAAATTTAAATTATCTGGATTATTTAAATTAATCCATCTAACATAAGCTCCATATTTAATATCCGGAATTTCATCTATAAACCGATATTGTTTTAGTGATTTATGAAATGATTTTAATTTATCTTTTGGGAGATTTAATTTTTGCAACATATCATTTTTAATTTTTTGAATAGTTTTTGTATCTAAATTCATTAAACAATCATTATCTTCATTTTCTAATGATTTCATTAGTAAATCAACGTTAAATTCTTTAGTCATCTATACTATTAATTAGAAGTTTTATATTTATTTCAGTAAATGTTTCATAAATAATTGGTCTAACTTAGGAACATTTTGACTCATCTTATAAATAGAAAAATCTATATTTTTACTTGAAAGAAAATCATCGTCAATAATTTCTTTACCATTATATTGAATTCGTTTATCTGTATTAAATAATAATTCTTTAATTGTATGTGCTAATATGTACGGATGCATACAATCTTCTTCGTTACCAATTTTTCGTTTTATGATAGCATCTGTTAGCAGCGGATAATTAGTCCAAAAACTCGAAATCACTATGTTGTGTTTTTCATATGGAATAGAATTTGCCAATGATTTCATAAATGTTGTTTGAGCCATTTTACTTTGCATATATGGCATAAGATGTGTTGTTTTATCGTCTATTTTATACGGTGGACTATTAAATAAAATACCACCTTCTCTATTTTCCCATATATGACCTATACATAATCTAGTTAATAACATGGGACCATATGTATTAACTTTTAACATAGTATCCATTTGTTTATCCGTAACATTATGTATGTCATTTAAAAATAAAACACCGGCATTATTAATTAAATAAGATGGTTTTAAATCTTGACTTTCTAGACTATTTAACAATTCACTACTTTCATGGAGATTAGTAAAATCGAGTTTATATCCTTTAACTGCACTTCTTGACGGATAATCATTATTTAATTTGTTTGCCATTGACATTGCATACTCACTATCTCTACCCGTTATAATTACATTAAAATTACGTTGTTTAAACATTTTCGCAATTTCTAATCCAACTCCACGCGTTCCACCTGTTATTAAAGCAGTATTTAATTCTTTGGATAACTTCATATATATATAAATATTTAATTATATCTATATATATTTAATTATTTATATTTCTGGAGCGTATACACCTTGTGCTGTTAATATTCCACATGAAGTTCCAACTACTATAAGCGTAATTATCCATCCTAATATTGTTTTTACTACAATTTTACAATTCATACCTGAACATTTATATGGATCTTCCAAAGCGGCAACACCCATTGTAGCACCTATTTGACAATGAGTTGTTGATAGTGGTATTTCTAATCTACTACCTGTTATAATTACTAGTGCAGACGATAATTCAATTGCTACTCCTCGCGATGGTGTTATTTTACATAACTTTAATCCTATTGTATGCATAATTTTATAACCATATAGTAACAATCCTAGTGAAATTCCTATTCCACCTAATGCTAATATCCAATAAGCATCATTACCTAATTCATTCTTTTTGTTTACATGAGCATCTCTTCCTATCATATATATAGCAGCAAATGGACCTATAGCATTTGCTACATCATTTGCACCATGACTAAACGAATCACACATCGCTGTAAATATTTGCAATGATTTAAAATATTCTTCTGTAGATTCTTCAAAATTTTCTGCATTTTTATGAATTTTATCAACTTTGTCATTATTTGATACTATTTCATTTAAATTAATATTCAAATTATCATTTATATGAGTTACTAAACTACAACATTTCTCTTTTTTAATAAAAGATACTTGTTGCTCTATATTATCCATCTTCTCATTATTAATTGTAGAATTTTTTTGTTCAATACTTTTAATAATATTTTTTCTAATTTTTTTAGTAAAGGGAAATATTAAAATTGCACTAATCCCTCCAATTCCAAAAGACAATGTTGTGGCTTCAGAAATAGGAGTATCATCCAATCCTAATCCTTTTGCGCCTTTGTAGATAATAAAAAATGAATTTAATGTAATTGTAGTTCCAATTAAGAGTGGAAATAAATAAGTAGTGCGATTAAAACTTTGACGGCTTCTTAATATAAATTTACGCATTAATCCGAATAAAGATGTTGAAATAATAGCAGAAAATACAGGTGAAACTATCCATGATATAATAATACCTGATACACCACCAATATATGGGAACATATCCCTACTTTCATACCAATTAACACATTCGGTTCCTTTCAAAGCAATTGTCATTCCAATCATACCACCTACACAGGAGTGTGTTGTTGAAACAGGCATTTCGTATTTTGATGCGATAAATAACCATACTCCTACCGAAAAACAAACCCACATACAACCATACATTAAAGCTCCCGGATCATCTTCAAAACATTCATAATCGGCAATGCCTTTACGAATCGTCTTAGTTACATGACTACCCATAAGAATAGCTCCTGAACTTTCAAATATAGTTGCACATATAACGGCTTGTTTAATTGTTAATGCTTTCGAACCTACCGAAGTAGCATAAGCATTTGCTACATCGTTTGCACCAATACCCATAGCTGATATAAAAGCAAACACTCCTCCTGTGACTACAATCCACGTGTACATAGTTATAATATTTATGTATATTTAAATATTTTCTTATAATTTTTGTAAAGTATGCCGTTTTTTTTTCTAATTCTCAAATGAAAAATCTGAAATTGGACATTTATTTTTGTCCATTTTTGAAAAATGCTTTTGAAAATTATAAAAAAAAACGGCAGAAATTATGACACTGGAATTAATAAGCACTAAATATTTGATTCTATGTTTATGACCAAATGATTTTTTTGAAAAAAACTTAAGCATATTTTCCGTTGCCTATATATGTCCGATTTAGCAACAAAAAATATGCGAAAATATGCGAAAAAATTTTACTGTAAAAAATGTGATTACAAATGCTCTACAAAATATTTATGGGTGCAACACTGTTCAACCCAAAAACATAATCGGCAACCATCGGCAACGCACCATAACTCACACGGAGAATTTAATTGTGATATTTGTGGCAAAGCATATAAGCAAAGGTCTGGGTTGTGGCGACATAAGAAGAAATGTGTTGAAAAATATGCGGACGATAAAAGTAATGAAATTATTGATAATAAAAATGAAAATGGTGACGTTAAATTATTAATGCATAAAATGTTATTAGATTTTAATAAAAATGAGAAAATGAAGGATGAATTATTTGAACAATTACAACAACAAAATAAAATAATTCAAGATATGATACCTAGATTAGGTAATAATAATAATAATAAGTTTAATATAAATGTTTTTTTGCATGAAAATTGTAGGGATGCTATCAATATGACAGATTTTATAAAGTCCTTGCAAATACAATTAGATGACTTACAGTATACTTCTAGTAATGGATTAATTGAGGGAGTAAGTTCTGTATTTGTAAATGGATTAAAACAATTGGATACATATAAAAGACCTATTCATTGTACTGATATTAAACGAGAGACTCTTTATATTAAAGACAATAATGAATGGGAACGAGATACTGATAAAAGTAAACTAAAAGAAGCTATAAGTGAAATCGCAATTAAACAAAGACAGGCAATATTTAATTGGGAAACTAAAAATCCTGATTGGGCAAAGACCGAAAAGGGAAAAGACGAATATTTAAAAATTGTAAAATCAGTGATGTCTGATGTATCTCTCGAACCAAACGAAAATAAAATAATCAAATGTATTGCTAAGGAAACAGTTATTGATAAATAAATATAAATAGTATTTGTATTAATATTAAAATGGAATATTTTAATATTAATTCCTTTCTATTATGTTGTCTGTTTATGTGTATATATTATTTAAAAGTTATGACACAAGAATTTATATCAAAATTAGATAATGAATTAACTAATTACGATTAAATTTTTGAAAAATAATTATCCAATACATCTTTATTTTCTTTGCTATCTTCATAACCCTTTTTGTATAAAAATTTTAAAGTATCGTCTTTATTATATTTTTTTATATTAAAACAATCACTCATTTTAAAACCCCACATATTGTGTGAAATATCAAAATAAGTAGTTATAGATTTGTGTGGAAATTCCTTGATACCACCGTCAAAAAAATAAGTATTATCTAATTTTAATAAACCCTTTCCAGTTACAAAAGGAATATGTGAACTAGCAAAACAACCTTCGATAGCTTGGTTTAATGTTTTTATATCACTAATTATTATTTGTTTGAATCCTGTTTTTGTAAAAATAGTTGTAGCAATGTTAATTTGATTCAAATTAAAATCATTATTATTATAATTATTAATTAAGATAGATTTTATATTGCACTGTAGTTTGTATATTGAATTAATACCTTCGTCGTCAATATCATAACTACATAAATAATCGTCTTTATTGTTTTCACAAGATAATTTGTATGATGAAAGTAGATCATCGGTTATTTTATTAATATTTTTATTATAGCATATTGGAATACAATTCCATGCTCCTGCAGATGCACCTAGGAAGCAAATATCATCAGTATAATAATTTTCTTTTATATAATTAATTATACCCAACAAATAAAAACCACCTAATCCACCCGGTGATATTGAAACTATTTTTTTATTTCTATACTTATAATTGAACTGTTCTGTTGTTAAAAACGTTGTTTTGAAACAATAAACTATATGAATATTCAAGAATAATAATATGAATAATACTTTATTCATATTATTATATATTATTATATATGTTTATTAATTATGGATTATACCATGTTTTAATAATAACTTCGTTTCTATTCCAATAACAAACTTGATTATTACTGCATTCACCATCCCAATCACTAATATTTTTAATTTCTCCTACCAAGTAAGAAGGTGTGCATATACATACATATGATTTTGGTGAGACGTATGTATATGATATAGGATACAATATATCATTATTTTTAATATTTATATAATTTCTACAATATACCATAGATAAAAATGATAAAATAGTTAGAAAAATATATTTATTTGTCATTATTACGTTAGTAGTAGTAAATATTTAAATTATTTATAAGTTATATATTTACCAGCTTGAAAATCCACCACCACCCATATTTGCTGCCATTGGCTCCATAGATGGCATATTTGCGTTTTCTAATGGCGTTTGTGTGTCGGCATACATATTGTTGAAATTTACTTCAGTATTGGGTTGTTGAGGCATAGTTGTTAAATTTCTATTTGAAGGAAGAATATTAGAATTATCTAAATAATCCGCTTGACTAGGTTGATGTTGATTTACAATAGGTTGTGTTACTTTTACATTTTTAGCAGGTTCTTCAGAAGGTTTACCGTGCCATAATTCAAGTGATCTGTCTAATAGAATATTTAATTTGCTACCAAATTTAGTTTGCATAGTAGCTAGAATTAGTATGAAAGGAAGTAAGTAGTTAGTAGGGTAGAATTTATGATAATCACTACCACTGTATGTGGGTAAATATCTTATAGCTTTATCGGAGAACCATATTAATCCTAATATAAGTATTAATTGTCCAGTAGTTTCTAATAATATTTCTAAACTTCCTTTACTTTCATCTTCTTCAGGAATTAAATGTTTTACTGCCTTAAGAATAATTAAAATAGGTATTATAGATAATATAGCATACTGGAACATATTTAATATTTCATTTTTGTTATCATCATCGAAATTAAATACATGGTTAAAAAAACTTAATGTTTCCTTTGGGGTATCTTTAACTGTTTCAGAAAGTTTATCCATTATGTTTTATAAAAAGAAATTAAAAAAAAGTTAATCGTTATATTATATGTTAAAAAATGCATTAAATATGTTAAAAAAACGCCAATTTGATAATGAATTGTTGTATCATGAAGAAAATCAATATTTAAATTTAATAGATGACATACTGAAAGAGGGTGTTATGGTGGACGGTAGAAATGGAAGAACATTAACAGTATTTGGAAGTTCGATGCATTTTAATCTTGAAAACGATAGATTGCCACTATTAACTACAAAAAAAGTAGCATGGAAAACATGTTTAAAGGAACTAATATGGTTTATTAATGGTTCTACCGATAACGAACTATTACAAGAACAAAATGTTAAAATATGGAACGGAAATGCTAGTAGGGAGTATTTGGATAGTATTGGGTTAACGGAGAGAAAAGAAAATGATTTAGGGCCTGTATATGGACATCAGTGGAGATTTTTTAATGCTAAATATAGTGATTGTAAAGAGGATTATAACGGAAAGGGATTTGATCAGTTGGCTAATATTATTGATAATTTGAAGGATGATCAGAAAAAATACTCACGACGATTGATCATGAGTGCTTGGAACCCGTGTCAATTGGAGGAAATGGCCTTACCACCTTGTCATGTATTAGTACAATTTAATGTATTACCAGGAAACAAATTATCTTGTAGTTTATATCAACGAAGTGGTGATGTAGGATTGGGTGTTCCATTTAATATTGCCTCATATAGTATGTTAACTCATATATTGGCTAAACATTGTGGATTAAATGCATCTGAATTTAATTATCATTTAGGAAACGCACATATATATGATGATCATATAGAAACATTAAAGTCACAAATAGAGAGAAAACCGTATGAGTTTCCAAAAATAAAAATATTGAATAAACACGATAATATTAATAATTATAAAATTCAAGATATTGAAATAATAAATTATGAAAGTCATCAATCATTACAAATGGATATGCGCAAATAATATAGAAAGAAAATATTACTATAAACTACAATGAGTGGAAGTGCAGCATTATCGGCGGCAAAAAGAAGACGAGCGGTTAATGTCAACGAACAACCTACTTCACAACCAACCCAAAATACAAGATCTGACACAGGAAATCCACAAAAACCTCTTAAAATAAATCCTCTTCAGGTTTTAAATCAACATCATATGAAATTAGATATATTGTATCAGAGGCAGGATAAAATAAATAAAATGTTAAATATTACAGACGAAGAGAATGATGATAATATTGAGTCAAGTGAGAATATAGTTACTAGGATAGAAAAAATAGAGGGAAATATAGGTAATTCTAAAGAACCAATTCGTGATGAAAATGAGTTACTTAATCAAATTAATGAATTTAAAAAACAGATAGATGAATTGAGGACTATAATTTTGAATGTTCAATCGCATTCTATTAGTGTTAGTTTAGATTTGATTAAATTGAAGAAAGATAT